AGTTCTTGCAGGATAATTCTTTTTTAAATTATTCTGAATATTTGTTTTTAACAAATTTGCAATCTGTTGTAATATTTGTTCTTCCATATTAACTAAGTGATACATTTAAACTTAAAAATGGAACAAGACCAAATCCTGTTCCAAGATTTGTATAGAATGAAGTATCTTCTGTACCATCTGAATTTAATCTGATTATTTCATATCTTGTATTACCATTAAATAATGTAAAATCACCAAGAATTATTATTTTTCCATCAGATTGAATAATAATACCAGCAACAGCATCATTAAATCCTGTTCCAAGATTTGTATAAAATGATGTATCTTCTGTTCCATCTGAATTTAATCTAACAAGATAATTTCTTGTGTTTCCATTAAAAGATGTAAATTGACCACCAACCACTATTTTTCCATCAGATTGAACTGCTGCTGAATTTACATTATTACCAAAAGCGGTACCTAAATTTGTATAGAATGCGGTATCTTCTGTTCCATCTGAATTTAATCTTAAAAAATTATTTCTTGTATTTCCATTAAATGTATTAAATCTACCACCAATTAAAATTTTACCATCTGATTGAATAGATGGAATGCAATAGGCCGGAAGAATTGAACTAAATCTAGTTCCTAAATTTGTGTAAAATGCGGTATCTTCTGTACCATTTGAATTTAATCTAATTAATTGAGTTCTACTATTTCCATTAAATAATGTAAAATTACCAACAATTAATATTTTTCCATCAGATTGAATACCAGCAACACTAGCTGAATCATCAAAAGCGGTCCCTAAATTTGTATAGAATGCAGTATCTTCTGTACCATTTGAATTTAATCTAAGTAATCTATTTCTTGTATTTCCATTAAAAGATGTGAATAAACCACTAACTAATATTTTTCCATCAGATTGAACAGCTGGACCAGCTATATTATTAAATGATGTTCCCAAATTTGTATAGAATGCCGTATCTTCTGTACCATTTGAATTTAATCTAAGTAATCTATTTCTTGTGTTTCCATTAAAAGATGTAAAACCACCACCAATTAATAATTTTCCATCAGATTGAACATTAGATGAATTTACACAACAATCATTAAATGCCGTTCCTAAATTTGTATAGAATGCTGTATCTTCTGTACCATCTGAATTTAATCTAAGTAATCTATTTCTTGTATTTCCATTAAAAGATGTAAAATTACCACCAATTAATAATTTTTGAGGTAATGGTGGAGTTGGTGTAGGAGTCGGTGTTAGAGATGGAGTTACACTAGGAGTTACAGAACTAGTAGGTGTGATAGATGGAGTTACATTCGATGTTACTGATGGAGTGACACTTGGTGTTACTGAATTAGTAGGTGTTAATGATGGAGTTACTGATGGAGTTGAAGTAACTGATGGAGTTACTGATGGAGTTGAAGTAACTGATGGAGTGATTGATGGTGATGGTATAGGTTCGTATTGGTCACATGCATTAATATCTTCCAAATAGATTATATTAATATCTAATGCAACACCACCAACATGGTCATTAAATCTTTCAATAAATGTACTTGAAATTACAGGTACAACAACATCAAAATAATCATAGAATGAACCACCAAAATTTGAAATTTGACTTAAGAAATCTCTTGCCGCAAGACTCATATCTGATACAACATCCGTTTGATTGGATAAATCAGTATTAACAATATCACCAAAGATTATTGATAAATTTACTTGTGTGGTATTTTCATCGTATGTAAATTGCAATGGTGTTACAAACATTAAAGGATATAATGTATTTTCATTTTTATCCCCATAATAAACAATATCTCCGTGACCAAAACTATTCATTTTGATTGGGAGATTATTCTTAATTAATTCAATTAATTTGTAATATGTTAAATAATGTTGCATTTTATATTATAATATTTGTATTACATCATGAAACTCTATGAAGTATAAATTTCCTGGTATAAAAGTATGATTAACACTTAAATTATCTGTACGAGGACTAGTAAAAATAGGGTCAGGTCCAAAATTTGAAGTAGATGTTGCAACTAAATTATTATCTGTTGTCTGAAAAACATTTATTGTTGAAGAAACTAATTGATAGTTACCTGTACCTAAACTACCACGTTGTATATCTCTTGTAAAAGATGCTTGTGAAAAAATACAAGTATTTGGTATTGTAAGAATTGAATTATTATAATTACCTGTTATTAATCCCGTACTTGTACCGATTGTTGGTGTTAAAAAACATCCAGCAAGCCAATTAACATTAAATGCTTGCATAGCAGAAACAGTTAAAGTTCTACTACCACTACCAAATAATACTGTTCTTCTATATCTTGCTCTAACTTCTATCGTTGTAGGTGTTGTGGATGGGGTTGGTGTCGGCGTAATAGATTGAGTTGGAGTAACTGATGGAGTTACAGTAATACTCGGAGTAACTGATGGAGTTGGTGTTGGAGTTGGACTTGCCAAAGGGATATTTGAGATAACATTATAACAATTACATTGTGGAGTTATTGTTGCAATAGTATAACCCGTAATATGACTTCCTGTATTATAATCATGTGTATGGTCGTTTGTTGCAATTGTTGTTGTATACGTATTTCCTGTTGAACCATTTAAAATATCAAATGTTCCTGTAACAATTATATCACATTCTGCATTTGCATTACTTGTACAATTTGAATTATTATATAATCTAAATCTTATACTATTATTTCCTTGGAATTCACTACAAAGATATTGTGTTACTGTAATACAACTCGTACTTGGAGTTATACTTGGTGTTGGTGTTAATGATGGAGTTGCCGTAATAGAAGGTGTAATATTCGGAGTAACTGATGGAGTTACACTTGGGGTTACACTTAGAGTTGGTGAAGGTGTTTCAGAAGACGTAGGTGTTATCGATGGAGTTACAGTAATACTTGGAGTAACTGATGGAGTTACACTTGGAGTTGGTGAAGGTGAAACAGGTTCATATTGGTCACACGCATTCATGTCTTCAAAGATTGTAACAGGAATGGTTAATTCAACACCTCCCAAATGGTCATTAAATCGTTCCATAAAGGTCGTTGATGAGTTTGGTAGTGTGGTATCAAAATAATCATAGAATACACCCAGTTTAATCTGTGATAGAAAATCTCTACAAGATAAATTCATATCAGAGATTACTGTTACTTCATTGGATAAATCTGTGTTAACTAAATCACAAAATAAAATGGATAATGTAAATTGTGTTGTGTTTTCATCATACGTAATTTGGTTTGGAACAACATGCATTAATGGATATAAATCAGGATTATTCTCTTTACCCAAATAAGATAAATCACCTGTATTAAAACTTTTAATTTTAATTGGAAGATTATTTTGTAATAATTCAATTAATTTCTTATACGTTAAGTAATGTTCCATTCTTTTATAAATAGTTTTTATTTGACATAATTTTTACCCGACATTTTTTTCATATCATTTTTGAGTTGAATGGCTTCATCTTTCTTATATGATAAAAAGTTTAAACATAGAATTAAGTTCATATTATTTATTTGGTCAAGTTTTGTTATATCGTCATTACAAAGAATCATTAGACATTTCCAATAAAACCTCGCAGTTTGTTGCGTATCTTTTGGTAAATCATCTTTGGGAGTTTCTTTATCATCATCTTCAGTTTCATCTTCTGGTTCTTCAGTTTCAAAGAATCCCTTAAAATTTCTGTGAACGTCGTTACGCTTTGCAAAAAAAAAGTGGAGACACTTAAATAGAACTCCAACGGTAAATCCAAAAATTCTTCCGCTCGAGATTCTATTTCATTTGAATTATAATTCTCAATTTGATATTTGTTATTCTTTAATTTTTTTATGACAGGTCGATAAAGTATCGCCATAATTTTATGAATATTATCCACCACATTTTCTGAATTGGAATATACCTCCAAATCAACCCATTCACTCATTGTTAATTTAAAGAAATCTGTTACAAGACCATATTCTTTTTCATTATGTTTAAATTGAAAAACAATTTTATTTGGTTTATCAACATGTAACATTGGAACCAATTTCTTTTCCAAAAAATTAAAATTGTCTGGTTCCAATTCTTTTAAATCTTCGATTGAGATATCAGTTAAAACAGAAATAATTTCCATTGTATTTGGACCACCCATTTTTGTTAATTTCTGATAATGTCGAATCGACAAATATTCGGGTACTTCAATTTTTTGTTCGTTGTTATAGATTATCATATGATTAATAGTTTTTGTTTGTTATCCAAGAATTGAATGATTACATATTTGGTTGCATCAATTAAGTGGTCTTTACCCGTTGTTGCATTGGTTATGTTTCCTATTCTATCTTTTTTGAATTTATAATTTGAGAATTCATTAATTAAATCAACGGAATCTTGATGAATATATATTTGAAACTGTTTCATCTTTTGAATTGCATATAAGATTGATGATTTATTTACAGGTCTTATATTCAATCCATATCTTTTTAGTTCTGCAATAGATTTTGGTTCAGCGGAATCTGCAACAATATTGACACTTCTATCCAAACCCAATTCTCTTATTTTATAAATAATATCTTCATTGGTTAATCCCAATTCATAGATAAGTTGTTTAATATATAGATTCTTTCCATCCACATTTACTTCCACCATTGCAAATTCATCATTACTAAAACCCCAGTCAATTCCAAAGTATTTTGATTTAATTGATGATGGTAATACATCGTATGTTTGTGGTTGAGTGAATATCTTTTCTTTTGGTTCAACAATTAATCCAAGATTATAAATTTGATATAAGTCATAATCAACATCTTTCAAATCTTTAATTGCTTGAATGGTTGGTTCATCCAAAAATGGATTTTGATTCCAAGTTGAATGAATCATTATTCCATTTGTTTTATTCTCATAATCCAAACCCCACCAATCTTGTGGAATTTCAGGGTTGTAACAACAGATAAGATATTTGGATGTTCTAATATCTAATTGAACAAATTGAGATTTTTCGATTGTGTTAATCTCATCAACCAAAACAATATCAGATTTTAATCCACGCAATTTTCCTGTTGAATCATCAAGACCAATAAACCTTACAATTGAACCATTCTCAAATTTATAGATTAATTCTGATTTATTGAGATTCTCATCTTTGAATATTTCTAATGATTCCAAAATGGATTTGAAATCTTGAAGAATTGTTGATTTTAAACTTACTTGTGTTGAACGAGCAATTGTTAATGTTATCTTATTTAATAAACATTCAACAATTACATCTTGTGTTGCGGCATAAGTTTTGCCTGAACGAGTTGAACCACGCAAAAAAATGTATCTTTTATTTTCATTTTTTACGTTTTGAATTAACTCATATAATTCACTTGCTTTTAACTTCACTCTGTTTTGTCTCGTTTAAAAGAATACTAATTGCACCATTTACACTGGTTTCGTTCTTTAATGCGATGTGTCTAATTTGAGTGTGAATTTCAGGACTTACCCATAACGCTCTGTAGTTATAATTGTATTCCTTGTCTCCTTGTTTAATTTTCATAATATGTCAGATTTTTTAATGATTTCTATTTCTAATTTATTTTGTTGGATTTTATCTCCTTGACTTGTAACGTCAACTTCTTGTTTATCGGACCAACGTTTTCCGAATTTATTTCTCATGATTAATGACCATAGACGTTGATTATATCTTGCTCCACCATTTTCAACCATGTGTGAATGTGCATTCTCAAACCACCAATTTTCACATAACTTTTGATATTGTAATACGGTCTCACTATATTCTTTATTTCGTTCCAATAAATTATCGTGATTTTCCCAACTAATATCTAATTTGATTAAAAAATCAGTTATATGTTTTCCTTGACGACCCGATTCCAAAATCAATTCTTTCCAATTATCTGGAAATTTTGTTTCACTTCTTGGTTGTCCTCTACCTCTTTTTTTTATAGGTGTTTCCATTGGTTATTGTTTACTATTCTACTTACTTGAGAATCACTTATTAAGAATATCTCCGCAAGTTCTTTTTGTTTATATTGACCAGTCATATGTAAACCTTTTAATTGTTTAACTTGTATCTCAGTTAATTTTGCTCCACAATTTTTTTCTCCTTTCATAGGTTCCCTTAAATTAAGTTCATAAGAATGTTCCAAATTTCTTGATGCGGTTACCCATTCAAGATTATCAATATGATTATTTGTTTTCACACCATCAATATGATTTGTTTGAAGTGATTTATCTTCTGTTGGTTTAAAGGTTTCCAATAACATTCTATGTAATTTCTTGGTTGTTTTCTTTTGGTCAATATATATTGTGATACATTCGTAACCTTTATTGTTTATGGTGGTCGCTAATTTTCTTAATTCACCTGAATAATTGGAATAGATTTCTCCTTTTTCATTTAGATAATAATTCGTTTGTTGGTATTGTTTCATTGAGATTTGTATGTTTTCTCAAAACAGACAATGCGTTATCATACGTTGTAGGTTTTGAGTTTGGATATACTCTGTGATATAAATCGAATATTTGATTCTTATCATAGTTATTTGAAAATTCCAACAAATAATCTTTTATTTCTTTTTTTAGATTTTCGTCTTTCTCATTGTTGAGAACATAGTTTTTACAACAACTCATAATATATCCTTTGTTTATAGATTTTACTCTATAATATAAATATAATAAAAATCACCAAAAGTTTGAAGATTAATTATTTTTTTTATAAACCCACTTTTCCATAAATTGCTGGTGAATTGACTTATCTGTATTATATTGATATCCAATTGATTCTAAAAATATTTTTGTATTTTCAAAATCTTCATCACACAATTTTTCGTATCTTAAATGTTTGTTATCACGTTCTGCTTGTTTATCCTCTTGAGATAATCTATTGTTTTTGAGGTAATGACTTCTACATACCTCGTTTTTTCCGAACACACCTTTTTTGTTGGTGTAGAAAGATTTCTCATCTTTCCATATTCCACACATCTTGCAAAAATACATCATAACACCATCATCGTTTATGTAACGTAATCCTAAATTCTTTTTTAACTTTGAGTCATCCTTCATATATATTTTTAAATATAATCTATTTTTCCAAAAAATTGGCAGGTATTTATTTATATGTCGAAATTAAAAACTGGTGATTTTATTTTAATTTTTTTAATTTCATTATTTTTGTATATATTTTTTTAGATAACGATATATTTATTATTGGTATCAATTTTAATTGTCCATTTTTTATTTATTCTTTTTTTAGACCTCGGACTTTGAAATCCGAGGTTTTTTGTTTATATTTGTATATATAAGTTTTTATTGAGTTAAGTCCGGCGACTGTGGTGGGTCGTCGGATTTTTTTTTTATTATTCTTTGAACTTTTGATGTTTTTTCATATATTTATAATAAAAACAAAATATTATGAATCACATTAAAAACAATTATTTCGTAGATGAACTTGCTATTATTTGGAAAAAATTAGATAATGGTCAATTTCGACCAGTTAAACCACAGAAAAGAAACGGTTATCTTTCTTTTAAAATCTATAATTCGATTACAAAGAAAAAAGATATCTTTTACGTGCATAAAGTTTTTGCAAAATTTTATGTTGAGAACCCAAAAAACCATGAGGAAGTTCGTTTTCTCGATAGAGACAGGATGAACATAACAGTCGATAACTTGGAATGGGTGAAACTTTACTCGAGTATGATAGAAGCAGAAAAATATTGAAATGAAAAGAATTAATAGAACAAGTGATTCTATTGGAGTTAAAGGTAGTATTCCAATTAGAATTGAAACTTTATTACCAAAAAAAGACTATTCAATTGAAGAACAAGTATTATTGCTTTTTTTATTATCGTTACCACCGACATGGGATTTAAAACAAAGTTGGGTGATTAAACAATACCAAGGTATAATGGGTAGAGATAAAGTAAAAGAAACTTGGTCAAAATTAAAATTGAAAGGTCATTTAATTAAAAAAAGAGGCAAAAATTTTACTGATGTATATTGGATAGTTTACGAAACCCCACAATTAGTAGACGGTAACCCAGTAGACTGGAATCCAGTACACGGAGATTCAGTCGACTGTGAACCCGTACATAAAGATACTAATATTAAAGATACAGATAATATAGATACAGAAAAAAAAGATAATATACTAGAATATACTGGGGAAAAATTTGGAAATTTAAATTCTGATATTTATATTTGTGAAAACAAACAAGAAGATATGGCAATAGTAACAGACCCATATATTTTATCCGGTCAATATTCAAAAGATAGATTTCCATATATGCAACAAAATTCAACACAAGAAATATTATCTAGTGATGAAAAGAAAAGGAAAATCCAACTAGAGTATAAATTGATGGGTGAATTCTTGCAAATAGATAAGAATTTATTATTTGAATATATTCTTTCAAATCAAGAAGGAAAATTTAAATTAATCACAAATCAAGACTTAAGTCCAACGCAAAAACAATTAATCCAAGATTATAGAGAATTGGTAAAAAAAGAACTCCCAACTACTACGTCAGTAGTAGACTCTTCATTGTAAAATGAACACCCCACGTTAACCCACTTAAATTAAATAAAATGAAAAACTACAACAAACAATCTGTAAAAAAAGGTTCCAATCACGGAAGGGCCAAATTAGATGAAGAAAAAGTTCAAGAAATTAGAGAACTTTATAAAACAGGTTTTTATAAACAGAAAGACCTTGCAATTGAATTTGGAGTTAATCAACGCACAATAAGTAACATAATCACCAAAACGAACTGGAATCATGTCAATGAAACTGAATAGATATATTGTTTTGGAGGTCCGTGAAAGATTTCTACTTGGTTACACCGAATATGAGTTATCTCAAATTTATCAATTGAATTTAGAACTAATCGAAAAAATTTTAAAAAAGTAAAATATGAAACAATATTTAGAGACAGATTATTACATTACCGAAACTGGAGAGATTTTTTCGAGGAAATATCACCCAAAAAAAAATCCAAATTGTAAATTAAAACAATTGAAACCAACTTTAACAGACAAAGGTTATTTAAATGTTTGTTTATATATTGATGGAAAACAAATACGTAAAACAACAATTCATAGATTAGTAGGAGAAACATTTATTCCCAATCCTGAAAATTATCCACAAATTAATCATATCGATGGAAATAAATCAAATAATCATGTTTCAAATTTAGAATGGTGTGATAGGTCTTATAACATGAGACATGCGGATAAAATGGGATTAAGAAATAATAAAGGTGAAAAACATAAACTTTCTAAATTGTCTGAACAACAAGTATTAGAAATTAGAGAACTTTATTCAACTGGAAATTATACTCAAAAAGAATTGGGAGAAAAATTTGGGGTTAGTCAAAATCAGATTAGTTACATAATAAATAAAAAAAAATGGAATCACATCTAAATTTCAATTCTAAGACCATATTTTTTTCAAGTGATATCCACATACCACTCACCATATAATCTTTCAACCTGTTCGACCTGGTGAAGAAATCTGATAGGTTTAATCAATATTGATATTAAACTCTTTTAGTTTATCTTTCAAGAATTGATTTTCACCTTGTAACTTTGAGATTGTTGATTCTAATTCAAAAATTCTAGTACCCATTCGGAGCATATCTTGTTTTAAATTTTCAATCTCTTCTTTTTGCGCTGATGAAGTTTCTTTCCACATAGTTAAAACTTCCCTCGCGTTTTGAATTTCACTCGTTGTTGCGGTAAATTTACCCGCAGTAATCCATGTGACGAATCCTGTTACAAGAGCAACAATTATTTCTGATATCGGTATATTATCCATATTAACTATTTGTTACGTGGCCGTACCATTGAGGAAAAGGACAATTTCTTTCATCGAACCAACCCCAATTACCTGGTATGGATAATGGAGATTTAAACGCTGTATTTTGTGAAGGTTGTAATTGTTCCTTTTGATTATCGTTGTATTCGGGGAATAGTGAAGAATTGAATATCAAATATCTTCGAAGATAGTTATTTGAAAATTCTGCATCATCTTTAACATTTGTTTTAAGTTGAAGATATGTTTTAAATTCAACCCTCGAACCTTGTTCTGATTGATTGGATACCAAACCGATGGATAAAAATTTAACAATGAAATTATCCAATGCTCTGAATATTGAAAAACCAATTAACGTTGGTTGAATATATTTGTCCAATAAATCTTTATAATTCGAATATTGTGGAAGATTAATATCATTATTATCAACCAAATCTAAAATCTTATTATATAATTTTGTTCCAAGTGTTTCTTGGATTTCAACATTTTGACTTGTAAGAATTGCGTATCTCAATTCATTGGATTGAACATTCTCACCAATGTAACTATAAGATTTTAAAACGGTTTCACTAATTAATAATATGTTATTCATTATTCCAATATTTTGTTTTGTATTATTTTCAAATCGACTTTTTCGTTAAGATGAATTAGTTCAACAATGTTACCTAGTTCTGTACATAAATACTTTTGAAATGGTTTTATTGTTGTCGATAAAAATAGATTATAGGATGTTGTTAATTGTTCTGCACTGCTCGAAAATCCTTGTGGACTTGGTAAACCGATTATTGAACCATCAATAATTTTATGACCACTCATGATTTGTCTTTGTACAAGTTCAAATATTGAAGAAAAATATCCATCTTCAACATTGGTTTGTATTTGAGTAATCTCGGGTTTTTGTTCTGATTCCCCATAAGAAATAATAACACGACCAGCGTTTTCTGCGCCTTGATATCTTTCTTCAATCTTTCTTAATACTTGAAACTGTTCGTTTTCAGATTCAGGTTGTTGTTGATTAAAGTGAACCCACAAACTTGGTGACAATCCATTTTTAATGTTATGTAAATTGAATACTGAAATTTGTTCATTCAATTTGACATCATTAATAACAGAAATCCAATCAGGACAACCATAGTAATCATAGGCGGCGTGTTCTTGTTTGATATGAATAACTTGTCTGTTTTCTTTATCTTCAATATCAAATTGTTGAAATTCAATCACATTTCTTTTTGTTGGTTTATACCATTCTCTTGAATAAAAATAATTATCTTCTTTTCCAACCCTCATATATTTTGAAGGTAAAATGTGAACACCTGATAAACCTTGATTTCTATCCTTTTTCCAAATTGCTTCCAAAAATAAATTTCCTGTGGTTAGATATTCAAAAACCATCTTTCTAAATAAATCACTTAATGATTCTGATTCATTTATTGAATAATCTATTTCAAAACCCATTCCAACAATGGCATCGATTTTTGAACGAAGACATGCGTTATGAATTGGAGAAACATCCGTTAATCTCAATAATTCATTGACATATAAATTGGATGCACCCCATCTTACCCAAGGTTCATTTTTATTTTCACTTACCTCAATAAATGTTTCTGATGAATCATATTTTGAGAAATCTAATCTATGTATTTTCATATATATATATATTTTATCTTTTTACGTATCTGTCAAATAATTGTTAAATTTTTCCTGCGTCTGTTATTACCCAATTGACTGTTGCACCTGTTAAATAATCTCTAGCTTCTTCACCATCATCATAAGGACTTCCACCATATACCGTATCATTGTATTGTAATGATTGTGCACCCAATGTAACATTATCTGGTTCATCTCCATTACCATCAACATAATTGGCCCATCCAATTAATGTCTTGGAATAATTTTCATCATCCATTCCACAATTGTCTAACATATTATCCATACTAACACTATTATTCAATGTCCAACCAGATAAATTTTGATTGAATGATGTTGCACCATTAAACATAGACGACATATTAGTTACAGATGAAGTATCCCAAGAACTAATATCTTGGTTGAATGATGTTGCACCATTAAATGTTTCTCTCATAGTATTTACATTTGAAACATCCCATGAACCAATTGGTTGGTTAAATGCAGTGTTTATTCGGAAAGTACCTTCCATATTTGCAAGACTTGTCGTTGTCCAACCTGAAATCGATGGTGAACCACCATTATTAAATGGTGAATTTGTAAATGTATTTTCCATATCTGTAACCCCACTAACAACCCAACTTCCAATATTTTGATTGAATCCAGATTGGAAAAACATTTGATTTAAAACTGTAACGTTACTTACATTCCACCCACTTAATGGTTGGTTAAAAGCACTACAATCTCGGAACATACTAGCCATATTGGTTACAGAACTAACATCCCAACTTCCAATTGGTTGATTGAACACTGGATTAAATGCAAACATACTCGCTGTTATTGTAACATTACTTGTAGTCCAACCTGAAATAGATGGAGAACCACCATTATTGAACACTGAAGCCTGAGCAAACATACCAGTCATATTAGTTACTGATGAAGTATCCCAAGAACCGATATCTTGATTGAACGAATTTGTATTAGCAAACATCTCCCTCATATTACTAACATTTGAAACATCCCAAGAATTAATATCTTGATTGAATGCATCTGCATTATTAAACATACTTTCCATTGTTGTTACACCACTTACAACCCAATTATTTAAAGGTTGGTTAAATGCTTGTGTTCCTGTTAAGAATCCACCCATACTTGTAACATTGGAAACATCCCAAGAATTAATTGGTTGATTGTCT